ATGTGTGCAGTGTATATATTTTAGCATAAAAAAAGGGGGTTGTTAACCCCCTGTTACATCAGGCGAAGATGTAACCATTCTCGAATTCTCTGGTCACATTGTTGTCACGAATGAACCACTCAAATTTCGACTGGTGTACACCATCAGTGACGCCATTGCAGAACTCATTGATGAGTGCATTGAGACGTGATTTGGTGGTGTTTGATTGCCAACCTCCATCAAATATTTGGAGGAATGAATCACCCACAGTGGCAATGTGGTTGCCGTGCAGGTATACTTTGGACTCTTCAGATTCAGGGCAGTACGTAACACTGGTGTTTGCATTGCTCCAGTTCTTGTTGTTAGAAACTGCAGCGTTCATCAGTGATTCGATCTTACGCATGATTGGTGTCGTTTGGTTGACTTCTATACAATACACGAGATTGGCAGCAGCACAACCGATGTTGTGCCACTACCTCGACTGTCTACCCGCCGTAGACCTCTTCTGCCATCGGTGTGTCAGTATAGGACACATGTACCACACCAGCATCTTGCAGCAACTCGGGATAATACTCTTCAGTTTCCTGAATAAGTTCGGTCACTGTGTAATTATCAAAGTTGCCATTCAAACTATCATAAACGTATGCATACATTGTCTTGTGATCCATACCATCAATGATGGATTCAATGAGTGCATCCTGCAACTTATCGCGATCGATGATGTTGTCAGACATGAGGTGATTTGTGTCGATGATCTACTATTGCATAGATCAATCTGAAATGCAAGTGTTAGTGGACACTACAACTAGTGGCACAATGTGACTTGATATCAGTCGAATTCATCGTAGTCTCTGAACTTGGCAGATTGTTTTGCTCTGCTTTTGAATCTCTTTGCATTCTTGACTTCATATCCAAAGTCTTCATAATCATCTTCAATCTGAATTTGTTTATGATTGTTATCAGGATTGAATTTACGATTGCTTTTCATTGTTATTACTGTGTTTATGCAATAATTTGAGTAATTATTTAGAATTAGTCACTAATTCTTCAATATTCTTCTCTTTTAGAGATTTATTGATGAATTTACCAACACTTTCACTGTTTTTGATAGTATTAGTAAGCAATTCTACCCAATTCTTATCATTTATAGTGTAATTATACTCTCTATCACTACTATTAAACACAATAGTGAGATTATTCTCATTAGTTGTTAAACTTGAAATAGCAGAAGATTCAAAATCCTTAAAATTCATCTTTTTTAAAATTTGAGATTTCTGAAAAACTCAAAAACTTGACTTTTTGACTTTTCCATGTTTCTATAATAACCGAAAACCCTGTGTTTGTCAAGGGTCTCGGGGACACTTGGAGAACTGTCACATAGCTCGTTGACTTTCGAGTGGTCGGGTGCTAAACCAACAACAACCCCGCACAATACCTATGTTTTTTAATACATTTAGTTTTCCACAGGTTTTTCCACAGGTTGTTAAGAAATACACAAAATGCGTCGTTGATAACCCTTACAGTTACTTGGGAGTGCCTCCACGGACACTCGTCAGCTTATGTTCATATAAACCAGTCACAACTTGTCCCCTATGTATCATGGTCATCATTGCTTGTTGTGCTGATTCGAGTTGAAAATAGCATGCTCTTGTGATGACTGATTGAGTATGACCATAGTAAGTATGTTCATATTCTACTGTATAGTATGTCATACTATTTCCATGGTGGTCCTACCATCCAACCTACAATTGATTTACGTACACCACTAGTGACAGGTTTGACACGATGTCGAGTTACTGATGGAAATACTATGAGTCTAGACCTCTTCTTTGGTACAGTGTATGTACTACCATCTTCTTTGTTCCAGAACTCTAGATCTCCTCCTTCATAGTCATCATTACATAGAAAAGAAAATGAAATCTTTCTTACCACATTTCTATCACCTTTGAACTGTGGTTTAAGATATGTTGTTTCATCTATATGCCAATCATAGTGATCATCCACACCATAGGTAATGTATTGTACTGAATCACGTAGATGAGCAATGTCATAGTTATAGTACACTTGATTGAATCGTCGGATGTATGAGTCAAAGAACCCAGGTATCCAACACTCATTCATGTTGCATACTTGTGTAATACATGAACGTACTTCTTTATTTGTGAACTGTGTACTCTTGTCCTTGATACCATGCACCTGTGCTTCTTCTTTTGGTATTGTAGAGACTGACTCTTCAATCCATTTAATTAGATCAGGTGGTGTGTCTAGGTCAAGGGAGTAAATGCTCATGATGTCAGTTTGTATATCTTCTCTTTAATTTTGTTGAGGATCTGTTGATGTGATACTGATGGGTGATTGACTTGTTCACCTCTTGCTTGTGTGTAAGATGTTGCCTGTTCCAATACCTCTTGTAGGTATTTAAGTTCTTCTAGGTTGAATTGCATTAGATTGGGTCTGCCTTGAATAACTTTGTGCCAGGGTGCATAGAGTGGTCCATCATAGTTCATGTCGTTTCAATACAATAAATGCATCAGAGTTGTACTTACGGTCACCCTTTTGTGATGCCCACTTCTGATTGTATCCTTCAGGTTGTTCAATACCAGAGACTTGTGTACCACCAATTTGTACATCAATCAGGTCAGTACGTTCCCAACCGAGTTCATTCATTGTTTGAAGGAGTTGTTCATCCCATGTCAAGTTAAATGGATTCACTTACCTACTCCATAGTCATCTGCTTGTGCTTCGAGATTAGATTGAATGGTAGCGTGAAGTTTAGCGATTGCTTGACGTGTTTCAGGTGTTTCATCCCATTCCCATGTATTACCTTTAGAGTCAGTGTAAGACCGTGTGATGATGTTTTGTTTCATACGAAGAAGTCCTCAATGGTGGAGAAGAGTTGACGCTTTGGTTTCTTGTAGTTCTTTTTAAATTTATGTTGGTGATCAGGGAAGATATCCACTCGGGAGTTCTTCTTGTTGAGTGAGTACCTCTGTAGATGTTTGTTCAGATGTTCTTCACATTCAAACATGGCAACGATCTTGTCACCATGTGAGATGTATTCTAATCTGTATGGGAATGCTTTAGAATGTGCTGGCCATTCAGTAATGCTCTTCCTCCGATCCGTAATCTTCTGGGTCTTCTGTGAGACTTTGGATTTTCTTTTGGTAGTAGAGAGTTTCGAGTTCGTCGGCATTGTAATACACAATTAGATCATTGTCATCCTTATGTTCTGGAGATAACCACTCAAAGAACTCATCAGCAACACTAAAAGCATCATCTAAACGCTCTTTACGAATGAGAAACTTGAACCGTCGTGTGCGATTCTCCATGATCATATCCATTTGTCTGGAGAGTCGTTCTGCTGTGGCTTTATTCATGATCAGTGACCAGTTGATTCTTCAGGTGATCGTAGGACACAAATGTGTGACCAGTGGGAAGCGATTTGGCAAGGGCAGCAGCAAATTCAGCAGGATAATGACCATGATAACGCCAAAACAACTGATACTCTCGATCAGAAATGTCCAGACGTGGTTTCACCTTCAGTTCTTCGGTGATGGGTTCTAGTAACTCTAGAACGTGATCAGTGACAATGCTCATTTTGTGTACACGTAAGTTGAATTGTAAGTCAGCAGAAAATCATATGCTGCCTTGTACATTTTGTACTCTTCAGGGAGCATATCTTCCCAGTCAACACTATCACATGCTGTCCAGTCGATTGTACCATCATCCTCATCAACGAGGTATGATACAAATGCTCCATTCTCGATCATGATTGCCTCACCATTGATGACAACATACATGAGATCGTGGTCCATTGTGCTCCTTGAGTGAACTGTGATTAGTATACTATGTATTGGTCAGGGTGTCAACCCTCGTAGTATGCATTTTTGTAGAGATAACCGCCACTCCAGTCAGCATTCTCAAATACCCACTCACGCTCCACAATGATACGAAGATCAAAACGTGGTTCTTTCACTGGTGACTTGAATGATGCTGCCTTGTGCAACTCACCAGTCTTCATATTCACGAAGCAGTGTACACTACGACTGCCACCATTCGTCTCCATCACAATCTTGTGATACTTACGTCCACTCTCAATGGTGAACTTATACATGTCCTTACCTTCATTG